GTTTGTTATAGAGAGAAGTAGCAGGCTGCGCATATTTTATTTATTGACTTATTTGAAATAAATCAATAAACTAAACCATTAGCGTTTGTTATTATTTTTTTTGGTTTTTCTTTTCAAGGTTCGTTGTTTACGACTTTTACGCGTCTTTCTTTTGTATGGCTTTCGGCGTCGTATATTGCGACTATCATCAGAGCTGCTACTGGAACTGGAGCTACTGCTTGAGCTACTACTGGAGCTAGTGCTGTCCCTCGACTTTGATTTCGATTTTGATTTACCCTTGAACTTAATAAGCGATTTTTTGACTTCGCCAGGTTTATATACCAAGAAATTTTCGTCATAAATTCTAGTGCCTTTTTTATCTCTCAACTCTTTCATTTTTTCTGCTTTATGTGCACGCATTTCTTCCAAACTTTCTTGGTGTCCATAGCAAGTAATAGTGAATCGTCTCAATAATCCTTTTTGGGATAATCTATTTTTCTCTTGCACATCAAACAAAAATTGCGCCATACAAAGAATTCTATCGCTATAACTCTCTGCAAAATTATTGCCATATCCATACAAAAACGCCAAATAAAAACTCAGCATGGTATCAATCGTAGCTACTTTAATCTCCTTCTCTCCATCATCAATAGTATTGTAGCTGTGGCATCCAATAGTCGCATAAACGTAAGCAATCGTATCTTTTCCAACGCGGACTTCATAATTCTCAGGAATGACTTCTCCAATAGCTTTGTGGTGCTTAATTTGCACATTTTTAATATCGTTCTCGAGAAGACGCTCCTTTAATATTTCCGCAGTAGTCTGAGGGTCAGTAGAGAGAACATCAAAGTCGGGGACATTTTTAAGTTTCTTTTGTAGTTTTGTGGGCATATATTTGGAATATAACGCAACAGCATATCCGCCAAAAAATACGGACGATTGATTGATTAAGGTATCCTTTGTAATATTAAATATCTCTTCTGCTTCATCAGGTGAAGCCTCCATGGGTCGTTGAAAGTCAACATCGTTGCATTTGACATTTTTCATGGGGAAATGTTTATTCAAAAGGCGCAAACGCTTATAAACTTTTTCCCATCGTCCCGTATCTCCCGCGGGCCGGCTCAACTCTAAATACATCGACATGCGCAAAAAATTGGGAGGAGTATACAAAATTCCATTAACACGCAGCCCATCCTTTTTAAGAGCATTAAATAATTGTTTGGGTAAATAAGTAATGTCCGCGACGGGTATAAACTGCACAAATACCTTGTAGGTACCGAAATGCTGTCCTGCCTTGGCCTCCACTTGTTCAAACCCCTTCTTGTGATAAATATCCGCCAATTCTTTTGCATCATCCATTGCATTGGGAGAGAAGAAATCGTAATCAGGAATTTCGGTTTCTTCGTCGTAAAATTGTTCATCCTTGGGTAAAATGTTATTAATCGCAATGCCTCCATAGGGAATCAAACCCTTTCGCTTGATAAAATCCGCAACGATAGTGGTCATGGCTTGTATACTGGGCGACGAGACAACCCGTTTCGCGATTTTTTCTTGTGCTAAATCAACCGACATGCGGAGAATCGCCAATTCGCATTCTTCAAACGTCATTTTATTATCGCATATTTTTTTGGATTTCATCTGATTGTTATATTATATACACAAAAAATATATGCGTCCTTTCCACTAAAATAAAAATTGAAACGTTTTTGTATACTATCAATATATACAACCAAAATAGATCAATATGGAAACGCATCAAGATCAAGAGAAGGCGATAAGTTGGGTGTTGCATGCCCTCAAAATCGTGTTGGGGGACGAAAGCATTCGCCGATATATCATCTTGTATTATTATCCAACAATAACAAATCCGTCCAAAAAATGTATTCGCACATTTGACGCGTTTGTAGAGTCAGCAAAAAAACGCGAAGAAAAAGCGAATGAAATAAGAAAATATTGCAACAAAATGAGTAGAAACCCAGACATGGTGGTATTCACCGCGTCAAACATCCAGCGAACAAAATGCGACAATGAAACGCATTTTCAAAGTTATATCATCAACAATACCACAAAAAAGTTGAGCGTTATTGACCCTGCATACGATCCAAACAAGGAAGATAACAAGGGTATTTACGCGGCAGAGATTTCGCTGGAGGTTATCATTCCCTGCTTTGAGAGAAAAGGGTATACGACAGAATTTGTCTCTCTTACAACTCCAGCCCAGGTTGACGTAGGAGACGTATTTTGTCAATCTTGGACGCTATACATATTGCTTGCAAAGTTGAAGCAAAATGAACATTTTAAAAACAACATTTTTGAGGTCCCCGAAGACCAGTTGGAGAAGTATGACATGCTTCTCTCCTTTTATCGTCAAATCTTTACAGATATGCCCGAGTTGCGCGAGAATTTACAAGTAGAATACGAGGGCGAAATCTTGGAGAGTCGCGGACCAAATAGACTAACTAAATCGGAAAAAGAAATATTACTCAAATTTGATCCGGTTGAGTTGTTGTTGGGGCTAACTAAATATGAAATGAAAAACTAAAATAAAACAAACAAACAAACAAAACCAAAATAAAAAGGGGCGATAGTGCCTTTTTTTGTGCGATTTATTTTATATTTTGAAGCTGTATAACCCACTGGAATCGGCCAATGCACGCGGAGCATAAGACAACTTCGGGTTTGGTGGAGGAGGCACAGGAATCGTCACAGGTATATATCTCAATTCCACCGGTTTCAAGGAAAATGCATGTCCTGTCGTATCAAAGAACGCCGTATCTTCAGCCAGATTACTATCTTGTGTTTGATATCGCATGGCGACCATTTGGCAACCTAATGCTCGAGACAATAAACTTCCTGGATTTGGAGGATTGGCTCCATCATCCGGTAAAACTATTGACATGTTTTGTTTGTTATATGATTTCATTTCATCAATATCAGGTGTATATTTGACACCATTTGTAAATTTGAGTGTTCGCATAAAAACAGAATTACTTGTCATGTTAACATATTCCTTAAAAGCCTTGTTTTCCATGAATGCAGAATTTGATTTATCTACTATTACAACTATTTTTCCAGCTAGGTCCATCAATGGTACATTTCCTAAATTTTTACCAGAGTTTTCAAAACTATATTGTTTGCCCAATAAATAATCGTTCATGCCTTCAAAAAGACGAGCCATCCGTGTATACATTTTTTGATTGTTGCTCATGATTCGTAGATGTAATATGATAGGATCATTTGGGTTGGGCGCCGTGCTAGTAGAATATGCGAAATTTTTAAGGACCGACAATACTTCAGCAAACTTGACATAGTTGAAGGTATCCTTTACATAAAAGTTGTTTCCGAGAGAAGTCGCGACAACGGGTTCGTTATCAATCGAATATATTTCAAAATCAAACCCGCGAACTCCTTGTTTAAGAAGATCTTTTAATACACATGTCGAAACTGCGTCGTTCTCATAGTAGCCAACACTACAAGCATTATAGGCTGTTTTGATGTAATAATCTTTAAAGGTGTATGTATAATTATTAGGAGTATCTTTGATTTTACTTTGGTTCGTTGTAATGGAACTAATTTTGCCATTGAGAGATGCATACATAGTATTAAATGATTTGCATCCCTTGGCTTCTAAATTGTTTACATAATCCCATCCCCAAATCGCAATGACTATTCCAATAGTAATTAATGCAACCACTATCGTATAAAATATCGAATCATCCATATCTGTTATAAATATATATTATAATATCAAAAATAAAAGAGTTAAATAATATTATTATATATTAATAACGACATGGCCGGAGGATTATTATCCCTTATTAGCGAAGGGCAACAATCAATTATATTGTATGGAAATCCTTCAAAAACATTCTTCAAGAGCACATATTCTAAAATAACCAATTTCGGCATGCAAAAATTTCGTGTAGATTATGAAGGCGCAAAAACATTACAATTGACCGATGAATCTACGTTTACATTCAAGATACCTAGATATGCCGATTTATTGATGGATACATACATCTCATTAGATATGCCTAATATCTGGTCGCCGATTTATCCGCCGGTACCTGAGACTGGAAATAAATGGGCGCCATATGAATTCAAATGGATAGAGAATCTGGGTGCAAAAATGATAAGCCGTGTCTCTATTACATGTGGAAATCAAAAGCTACAAGAATTTTCAGGCGACTATTTGCAGGCACAAATCGAGCGTGATTTAAACGGAACAAAGCGTTTATTGTTCAATGCCATGAGTGGTGGAAATGAATCTATGAATAACCCAGGCAATAGTGGTTCGCGTGTCAACTCTTATCCAAACGCGTTTTATACCGCGTCAAATTCTGGACCAGAGCCTTCTATCCGCGGGCGTACAATTTACATTCCGCTAAATGCATGGTTTTGCAACAAAACCCAGCGCGCATTTCCGCTCATCGCACTGCAATACAATGAGTTGCATATTCATATAACTTTTCGCCCGATTAATCAGCTATTTACTATTCGCGACGTGTTTGATCCACTTTACAATTATCCATATGTCGCCGAATTTCAATTTAGAACATATGCAAATGTATCGGTTTGTCCAACCCCCTCCCGATGTTACATTAGCCGCATCGAAATACATTGATAAGCGTGCTGTATGGAATGCAGATATACACTTGAATTGCACGTATTGTTTTCTCTCTAATGACGAATCTAGATTATTTGCTGCGAATGAACAAAAGTATATATTTAAGCAAGTACATGAGACTATTTTCTATAATGTAACTGGTCCCAACAAGGTTCAGCTTGATTCGCTTGGATTGGTGTCGGATTACTTGTTTTACTTCCAACGAAGCGACGCAAACTTGCGCAATGAATGGAGTAATTATACGAATTGGCCGTACAACTATTTGCCGTCTGATTTAACTTTAGCCCCGACAGATGGAACATATATCGTAACTGAATTAGATGTTTGCGGAAACCCTGTACCTGTGGCAATTGGCCCCGGTGTAAATCCCGATGGATATCAAACAGGTTTGATGTTAACGGGTGATTATAATGCTCAAAATACGCGTGGAATTTTACAGCAAATGGGTATTCTCTTTGATGGCGAATATAGAGAGAACATGCAACCAGAAGGCGTTTATAATTATATTGAAAAGTATATTCGCACACCTGGATTTGCTCCGTTTGGGTTATATTGTTATAATTATAGCATGAATTCCGGTGCGTTATTTCCGATAATCAGCCCGCAGGAGCAACAAATATGAATCGGTTTAACCAGATTGAACTAGAGTTTAACACGACGATTCCAGTGTTGGATCCGCTTGCACAAGTAATTACTATATGCGACCCCATCTCAGGTGAGATTATTGGCATAAACAAACCAACGTGGCGAATCTACGACTACAACTTCGACTTGCATTTTTTTGAAGAGAGAATAAACATGGTTACTTTTGTGGGCGGTAATTGCGGATTGATGTATGCAACATAAGCGTATTTTAGTCAAAATATTAAATAACATGTAAAAATATTATATTGTATTATTATCTTTCAATAATATAATAGCGAATGAATTACCAAAATATTTTAATTGGTGCATATGTCTGTTATGTTATTCTTCAAATGTATGTCATAAAATACTATATATTAGACTGGCACTCCTTAATAACAGGCAAAAATATTGACCAAATGAAATATAATTTAGCTCATAAGCCTGAATTGTCGGAGTTATTTACAAAAGAAATAGTATCCAGAATGAAAATGTTAGACCATATGGATTATGTCGACTGGATTAACTATAATAATAAACATGCAATAGTAAATCATGCAGGGCATGAATACAATATTTATATATTTGAAAGATCTGTAAACGCCCTGGAAAATTATTTAAGTAATAGTCATTATACATTAAGAGTAAATAGGGATGTAAATATTTTAGGATTATCATATGTTGATTTATTGAGACAAGCCAATTATGCTTTTTTATTTAGTTTATTCCAGCCAAACCCCGATTTTCTTGAAACTATTTTTAAAGGTCCGGTATATGAAGACAACACAAATATATATGCGCATTATATGACTGATCCTCTAACAAATCGTGCAGTAAAAACAAATGCTATAACAGGAGTGTGGAAAAAAGAAATAAGTAGTACAAATAAGTTTGAAGGTGTTATATTTATTGGGTATAGCTTAGTAGATGTAGAAGTTCAATATTCAAATAAATATTTTGGACATGTTGATAAGCCATTTTTAGCAATAGTCAGTATCGGAACTATATTATCGTCGCTACTTTTATACCATGCATCAGGTCAAAAGAATTTTTGGACGGCATTATTATTTTTAACAATATTAAATATTTATATAACAATATTTATAAATACCACAGAAGGTATTACGACGTTAGCCGTAGAAAATGACAAGGTGAAGGATATAAATGATGGTATATTAAGTATATCATTTTTGGCAGCGGTAAATATCTACATATTACAAACATTGAGAGAAGTAAAAAATAATCGTGATTTACATAATGAATCTGCCTTCTTGTTCACATTAGCATTAGTATTATTATTATTTGCGTTGTATAAAAAAACCAATTACAATCAGATAGATGATATTCGAGTTCATAGAATACAAAAACAATTCATGTATAACGCATCTATATTTGTCAATTTATTTATATTGTTCAACTTTTTAATTTACGTCGCTAAAGATGGGCACATCATCAATGCTATTAGTACTTATTTAAAACGCACAATGTAATAAGTTGTTGTAATAATTTGTTATGATATATCATGTTAAATTTATGATATATCATAGAGCGCGCACATTTACTCTAAATAAGCATTTGATGCGAGCGGACCATGTTCCGTAAATTGACCGGATAAGCTGTATCTAGGGGGATATGTTGGCAGATTTGTCAAAGTAGCTGGCGGTTTGTAAACTTGGTCGTACAAAGATTCCCCTTCGTCAAATTGTGCTCTCCACATATTAACACCAGTATTATAATCAGGCGGTCGTGTAAATTTATCAGAAGGCTCAATTAATTTAGCGCGTGTTCCTGGATCAGTAGTTAATTCTGAATAAGTAGGAGTAAGATATGAGTATTTTCCCGCATCATCTTCTCCTTTCACGACGTTTGATTCAATAAAGGTGTTGGATAATTCGCTGGTGTTTGGTTGACATCCATAACAATCTACATCACTTAGACACGTCTCTCCAGTAAGCGAACATCTACTATAAGGTCCACACATATTTTTACAGCTGTAGGTTGTATTAATTGGTAAATTTACTGTATGTGTATAAGCTTGGTTTGGATTAGTTAAGCATTCGACTACATATTCCTTTGTTAGTAATAAATGCATCCAGTTATTTATTCCAATAAACAATAATATGCTTATTAAGGCAAACATAATAAACACGGGCAGTTTCAACGGCTTCATAATATTTGGCATGTTTGGTTCTTATATAATACGAATATTAATTATTTGAGATTTGGGTATTGTGTAGGTAATTTTTATATCAATTTAATATAACAATATATGGCACAAACAAATGAAGATAATCAACAGCCCTCGGCAATTGATCAAGCACGAAATAAAGAGACCGCACAAAAAAAAGAAATTAATTGGTCTGGATTGGGTAAAGACGTGCTTAATTTCTTGTTAAAGTTAATAATCATATTTTTAATTGGTTCTAGAGTTGTGTTTGCATGTAAGGTTGCCCAGGCGAATATTTTACCGACGGATTTGGATTGTATGCCCTATACACCAGCAGCAAACAACGAAGAAGATTCACCTAAATATGAAACTACTACTCCTGAAGCAAATATAGATATTAGCTATGTATATAATAAAGACCAAGAAGGATACAAGGAATATGCAACAAAAATTGCTTTTGAAATAAACGAGTTTTCAAGAAAGAATTATTTGATTGATAAGCTGAGAAACATAGAATACAACCCAAAGGTGGATCCAATGGTAAAATATTTATGTGTTGTTCTTCAGAATTTATTTGTATTTTACTACGGAATAACGAATAGCTTATTTAATTTTATGAATAGTAATTTGAACGAATCGCTTATAATATTGATAGGTCCGTATTTATTGAAATATTTATCGATTATCATTTATCCAGTAAGCATAGTGGTAAGCATTGTATTCTGCCTGCTAAATCTTGGATGGCTTCTCAAATCAAATAAAAACAATGATAAAGAATATAAATACAAGAGCACAACGGAGCCTGTTTGGAGACCATGCGACCCGTTATCAAGTATTTATAACTTTTGCGGAACTATTATTTATTTGTATATAGGATTCTTTTTGGCATTCGCAGTATCGTTTTCTCCTATACCTGCAATAATCAGTTTTATATGTTTATTGTCGCCATTATTTATGAAGGCCAAGATAGTCCAGACAGATAAAGAGTCAGGAGAGAAAAAGGATATGAAAGACAACCCGATATACGGGTTCCGTAGTTCAATCAATGGATTAATTGAATCTAAGCTAGACATTTTCATGTTCTTATTCTGTATTTTTACAACGTATGCAACCTATATGAATTCGACGGATATAAAGGCGCCAATATTTGTCGGGTTGGCGAGTATATGGTTTTTGTATAAAACGATGAAAAATAAAGAACCGCCTGCAATGTCAACTCCTGATTTGGCATCATATGAGAGAAATGAAAAGTATTGCCCCGAGAGAAAACCAACGAAAGCAGAGTTGGATGCAATGGCTCGCGACGAGCAAGATGCCGATGCCAAAAGTAAAGAAGATCATGATAAAGGGTTTATTAGCAGGGTAATTGCTTTTTGGATTGGTGTTTGGACATGGCTTCCAAGGATGATTTACAACTTTTGGTTAAAAGTTTATGATTCATTGTTTGGACCAGATAAGCCTTGTCCGGCTGGAGGGGAAGCTCAACCCCAACCGGAACCTGAGCCTGAGCCCCAACCTCAACCTCAACCTCAACCTCAACCTCAACCTCAACCTCAACCTCAACCTCAACCTCAACCAGAGAGAGCCCCACAATCAGAGCCTCAACCAGAACCTACAAGGGTTGAAATTGCGCAACCGGCTCCCACCCAATTGAATGAACCACAAACATCATCTGTACCCCCACCAACGGAACAACCCAAAACGTCATTAAATGGCGGCGGTAGGAGGAAAGACGAACTACTTCGCAAAATAAAAAACTTAAAAAGGTCGTTGAAACGTCGTTCGTAATAAAATGTCAATAAATAAGATATAAATAGTTATGCTTTAACTATTTATAGTTGAATGGTAAAAAAGGGAAAACAACCGCTGAGACCTCTTGTTAGTATTTGCACACCGACCTTTAATAGACGCCCGTTTTTTCCATTTATTATTAAATGCTTTGAGAACCAAGATTATCCAAAGGACCGATTAGAGTGGATTATCATAGATGATGGAACAGACTCCATCGAAGACCTTGTAGCAGATATTCCCAGAGTCAAATATTTTGGGTACAAGAAGAAAATGAGCCTGGGAGAGAAGCGAAATCTCATGCATGAAAAGGCGACAGGTTCTATACTTGTTTACATGGACGATGACGATTATTATCCGCCTTGCAGAGTAAGTCATGCAGTAGAAACATTAGAAAGAAGTCCTCACGCATTGTGTGCAGGTTCAAGTGAAATGTACATTTATTTTAAGCACATACAAAAAATGATTCAATTTGGACCTTATGGACCAAATCATGCGACCGCTGCAACCTTTGCATTCCGTCGCGAATTATTGAATCAAACCAAATATGACGATGATGCTGCGGTCGGCGAAGAAAAACAATTTTTAAAAAATTATACGATCCCTTTTGTTCAGCTGGAGCCATTGAAAACTATTCTAGTGTTTTCACATGTGCATAATTCATTTGATAAGAAAATGTTATTGGATAAGCCAAGTGAGTATGTTAAAGAATCTAATAAAAAGGTAACTGATTTTATTAGAGACGATACGATATTGCGTTTTTTTATGAATGACATTGACAAACTATTGGACGCCTATCAGCCAGGTCGTCCAGAGAATAAACCAGATGTTGTAAAACAAATAGATACACTTACCAAAAACAGACAACAGATGGAAATACAACTGCAACAAATGCAACAGCAAATGCAGGTCCAAATGCAACAACAACTGCAACAGGCTAAAATGCAATATGAGTCAAGAATCGCGCAACTAACCGCGGAAAATCTTACATTGAAAGATAAGGCGGAATATCTTACTAAAAAGATGTCCGACCTTATTCAAAAACAGATTGAACAAAAGAAAAAGTTTGATGAAGTATATTCAAGTTGCAACCTAAATAAAATAACATAATAATAACCTTAAGATCACATAAGATTATCGTCTATACTTTCCGTTTCGGCATACTCGATACCAACAGCATCTTCTTTGATATATTTATCTATATATCTATAAATACGATTAATATCCAACTTGGTAATTTCGCAATTATCAAATATTTCCATAATTTCCGTATTATTATCGTCTTGTTTATTTCTCAACTCTAAGAAAAAAGAAAACAAATCCTTTTTATCCATTGCAAGCTGATGACACAATATTTGAATAAAAGTTGAATTGTTATACTCCGTTGAGTATTTTGTTAGTACTTTTGTGAAACGTACTTCGCCTGGAGTATATTTCGTTTTTTTCTTTGAACAAGTTGAATTCAACAATGACTCATGGTAAATTTTATTGCTATGGAAAGTTTTAATAATAGAACTCATCTCGTTAAACTGCCATATCTGCTTTTGAAAAGTAATCCGGTCGATATAATCCGCAAAACATATATTTTTTAAAAGGTTCAAATATAGCGGAACATATGCACTTGGTTTTGATTTTGTAAAAGCGTCTGCAATGTTCTCATGCCATAAAAGTCCTACTATAGTGCGGTCTGTTTCATTCATTAGCGTACTATGTTCTTGAATAGAATGGTGCTTATTAATCAAATTTTTAGTTATTTGTTTTGTATCATCATTATACGATTTCATCTGGAAAATATTTTGAATAATCTCACTGGTTAATACATCCTGCTTATTTTTATAAATATTGAAAATGGTATTTAATTTACGCAAGTCGTTTTGAACAAATTCATTGATATGAGGAATAATCTTATTGTCAATGTCTGGCATAATATGATTTACAATAGTATTAATTTGCGGGGCAGTAGGAACCTTTAACTCAACCGAATTACAGACCTTCATTAGCTCCTTGATTTTTTTGTCCATATGATAATTGCTGATACAAATAATGGGAACCATAGTCATCTCCTCTTGTTTTTGTTTTTTGGTCTTTTTCGGTCGAATCAATTTAATTAATGTATTAATTCCTCCCTTGTCTCCATTATTCATGCCATCAATCTCATCCATAACGATGGCAATCTTTTTTATTTTTTTATGAAACATGCTCATGATATTTTTATCAGACATGTTATGTTTAGTAATCGTATCAATGACTGATTTATTTCGTATATCTCCCGCGTCATATTTGATAACATCATAATCCAACTCTTTTAATATTTTCATAACAAATGTGGTCTTTCCACAACCAGGGCTACCATATACATATATACCTTTTTTAACAAGAGGATCATGTTTATTTGCTTCAAAAGTAGTAAGAAGTTTCTTTACATTATTTGATTCTTCTTCACGATTTAATATGTTGTTGAGGTTTAGTTCGTCCATGTTATAATGTTTGACATTCTTTTTATGTTTTTTGTATTAATAATGTTAAATTTACGTCCTTCAACCTTTAGAGTCAGTTATTTATTTAGCATTATTATTCAAATAGATCAAATAGAAAAATATGTGTATGGGTA